TACTTTGTCAGCAATCCAAGATACTTTATTAGATACCCAGCTCTTAATATCTCCCCAAACGTCTTTTAATCCGTCCCAAAGTTTAGTTATGATTTCCTTGCCTGCACTGTACATTTTGCTGCCGAAATTTTTAATACCTGTAATTAAATTTTGCATACTTGTATTTATCCAAGTCTTAATATTGCCCCAAACGCTTTTAAATCCTTCTAAAATTTTATTAAATAAAAACTTAGCTGCATTTAATAAAACCGATGCAAATCCTTTAATTATAGTAATACTAACATTTAAGTTTGCTTTTAATAGCTTTTTAATTTCTTCCCATATGTCGGAAAATAATTTCTTAACATTTTCCCAGCAAGTTTTCCAGTCACCGTTAAAAGCTGCCGTAAATACTGCAAAAATATCTTGCAATGCTTTAAATACAGTTTCAAACACAGCCTGAATTTCTGTCCAAACTGCATTAAAATATGTGCCGTCTGTTTGTGCTGATTTAACCAGTGCGGAAATTATAGCCGATAAACCTTTGATTAATGTTCCAATAACTGTAGTTACAGTTTCAACTACGGCTTGTATCTCCGGCATATGATCAGATACCCAATTAGCAACATTCATTACAATAGGCAATAATACCTCGCCTATTTCAATACCTATGTTACTAAAATTGTTTTTGAGTGCTTTCATTTTTTCTTCAGGTGTATCTGCCATTTTATTAAAGGCATCTTCTGTTGCACCAGCACTTTCACCCATAGCGTTTAACATATCGTTGTATTCAGAACCGTCTTGTGACATCAAAACTAATGCTGCACTTCCAGCTTCCGTACTGCTAAACATATCCTTTAATGATTGCCCGTTATCTTTGGCTTTGTCAGAAAGCATTTGTAAAATATCTGTTGTACTCTTACCTTCGCTTTTTAATTCAGCAAAACCTTTGCCGGTTAATTCGTGCAGTGCTTTATCAGCACTACTTCCAGATTTAGTTAGCTCTGCAAGCATGGATTTCATATATGTCCCGGCTTCACTTGTTGCAATACCGTTTTTAGTAAGAGTTGCATAGCTGGCTGATAACTCATCTATACCAAAATTAGCATTGGCAGCAATAGGAATAACTGCACCCATTGAAGAAGCTAATTCATCTACTGTTGTTTTACCTAAATTTTGAGTAGTAATAAGCATATCAGATACTTTACTTGCATCTTCGGTATTTAATTTATAACCGTTAATAGCAGTTGTCATAACGTCAACAGCTTTTGCTGTGTCTGTAAAACCACCTTTAGCAAGTTTAACAGCATCAGTTGTAAACTTAACGGCATCTGCACTGTCTACACCTGCGGAAATAGAACCATATATACTCTCTGATAATTCGTCAACAGCAACGCCTGTTTTATCGCTGGCATCAATTATACTATCTTTATAAGCGTCAAAATCCGTTGTGCTACTATCTAATAAAGTTGATACTTTTCCAAAGCTTGTTTCAAAACCTGCGGCACTTTTAGTACAATTTATTAATCCGTCTGCAACTTTTTTAATTGTAAATCCAATACCAAAAGCCGTTGCTAATTTTTTCAACCCATCTTTAAGATTAAATATTTTTGTATTTGCATTATCCGCACTACTGCCAAAACTTGATAATTGATTGCTGGCACCGTTATCATTTACAACAAGCCTAATACCCAATTCGCCTAAATCTAACACTCATTATTCACCCCCCCCTATAGAAAGCTGGTAGTAACACTATTAATATCAGCTTCCAAATTTTTCTCTTAACTTCTTTCTGTCCGGCTGTGTCTGCTGTAATAACCAGCAATCTTCTAAATATTCTGCGCCTTCTTTTGTTTTACGCATTTTATAAATAAAAGCATCCTTTAAAATTGCCTTATATGTATAACAATCCAATTCTAAGCACTCGTTAAAATTTAATCTGCTGTAATCAGCCACCATTTTCAAATCCTCTGTATCCGTATATAAGTATGGTCTTTCTTCCTCCCCTGTACCAGCAGGCATACAGGGGATAATTATTCCCCCAACTGTTTATAATGAAAATCAAAATAATCTTGTAAAAATACCATTGCCGTTTTAATATCCAATATTTCTTCAATATCATTTTTTGTATAAGTAATATCATTTAAATTACGATTAAAAATTCTTAATAAAAACTCATATAATTTATCCAATATTTCAATATCTTCCGAATCAGCAATATCTTTCATTTCATACAATGTAATAAGCATTGCCTGTGTTGGCTTTTTCAGCTTTAAAATAGTACCATCAGCTAATTTAATCTTATATTGTTCTTGTTTAACTTTGCCTAAATCTAACATTTAAAAATCCTCCTATAAAAATAAAAAGGGTATCTTCATTTAAGACACCCTTAAAATCATGCTGTTATCGTACTATCTTCTTCTTTATAAAGAATAAGTGTTCCTTCGCTGTCAAGCGGTTGTGCTTTAAACTCTGCATTGATAACCGTTTCTTTATCCTTTGCAAAGGCTAATTCAAACCCAGCTTCATTACTTCCCACAATAGTAACTCTAATATCACCGTCGGTTTCATCTTCATGCACAAAATGAATAATGTACTTTTTACCGTCATAATTGCCAGTACCGCCAATTTTTACAGTTCTGGTGTGTGTAGCTGTATCTTCTGTCACTCTGGCTGTAGAACATAACTTTTTAAGCGTTTCACCATTCCATGTCATAACGCCGGATTTCAAAACAGCTTCTTCGTCTGTAACAATTTTCTTACTAATTAAGCCTAAATCATCCTTTGCTTCATAAAATGTAGGCTTATAACTGATTGTTGCACCGCCCTGAATATATCCTAATAAATTGTCATCAACTTCAATTATTGAATCCTCTGGTACTGAATCCGCATATTCAGTAATATAAACTTTTCCGCTGCCTAAAACTATTTTTTCCATTAATTCTTACCTCCTGTATTTATTCTTCAAAATAAAAAAAGCCTTAACAATATGATTTTGGGTATCATTATCGAATAAATATCCTCCGCCATTTAAGGCAATTTCCAAAACATCATTATTAAATTGCTCATCCCCAACAGTAAGTAAAACAGATTTTACCCTTTCAAGAATTGCATTTGCTTTCAAATAATTTTTGCTCAAACAGCTAATTTCAAGCCTGCTTTGCTCTTTAACTCCGTCATTGGATAGATTAACAAACCGATATGTAATACTGTCTGATTTATCCGTTTTATTAAGGTAAATACCAGTGTCATTTGAGGTAGAATTTAATAAAAGTTTCAACTGTTCGTCCTCTTCTAACTTTTGCAAAATATTATCTAATATCAAAATTCTGCTCCCCTCTTAAAGTATTCTGTTATCTCTGTCATGTGTTCATCAACTGCATTTTGTAAAAACGGCCTGCCTTCCATTTTACTCGTACCATCGTGTACATAAGACGCATACTCTACATTCGTGCCAATTTCAACAGCTTTATCTTCCACATTATGAGTAATTGAATTTTTTAAAGTACCTGTCTCAACTGCGCCCATTTCAGTAATATTTTCTTTTGCAGTATTTTCTACATACTGCCCGGATATTTCTAAGCCTTGCGATATTTTTTCCGGCAGAATATTTTCAATAAAGTTATTTAAATTAATTGTAATATCACTCATATTGTCACCTGTTTTAATTGTAGCTGTGTCCATCGGCCGACAATAAAAGATTGAATTTCATAATTACAGTTATCATTTAAAAGAAAATATTTACCTCCAACCGTAAAACCTTTATAGGCGGTTAAACCAGTAACCACTTTTACCAAATATTGAATCTCATTAGTGTGGGATTTCATATGCTGTTCAGAAATAGCAACGTTAATTGTATCAATAAACGTTTCCTCTGTTGCTTCTCCATACCTTTCATTTGTCGTTGTAATTCGGTAAAGTTTAAAAGGCTGTGTTTTCATAGCAATCTCACCTTTTTTCTAAACTTTTCCAACATAACAATAATATATTTAGGATATAAAGACTCATAGCTTTCAGAAATTCCACTTCCGCTAAATGAAGTTAAACCCTCGTTGTTTTCTCTGTTTTTATGACATTTAGCCATTTCAGACACACAAATAACATGAGCCTTATTAGTATCATCATAAGAAACACCGGTATAAGTTTCAAATATAGTTTTACAAATTTCAATGTATTCTTCCATATCCTCACCTTCTTAAATAAAGGGCATACACCGAATTCGGCGTACCCCTCAACTTAATTTAATCATGCTGCTTTAGTAAGTTTAATCGAATATGTATCATCTACAAGCGCAACTAAACCATGTCTTTCATAAACAACAGTATTATCTTTGGTTTCTACATCTCTGTCCTGCTCAACTGAACCTTCTTTTTTAACAAAGAATTTAACTGCATCTTTCTTTGTAATATAACAAGTATCTGCCGGTACAAGTTTACTAAATAATACTGGCAAACCGCAAATAGTGCCAAACTGACCGGTGTAAAGTATTTCACCTTGTTTACTTGCTATAAAATCGCTGTCTTTTCTTATTTTTGCTTTTAAATCGTTACCCATGATAATAAACATATCATCTTCAACTTCTTTATTAATTTCTGCAAGGGCATCAACAATAGCTGCATAATTAAATGTGGTATATGTTGTACTGTTTGAAATTTTAGCAAGTTCTGTAAAATATTCTGCTTTAATTTCATTTGCCATTACTGTACTTGCTCCTGTTGTTGCAACATCAAGTAAATAAGGATCTTGCATAATATCCATATCATTATACTTGAATGTCTGCTGGAATCTTTCAATCTCATAAGTTGTAGGTACAAAAGCAACAGTACCTATTGTAGTATTTTTAGCACCCTTTTCCAGTTTTTCAACTGCACCAGTATAGGTATATTTATTTACTGTTTTCTTTAATCCTGCACTTTCAGCCAATGAATAATCAATCGTCATTAAACTACGTGCGTCAAGTTTGGTATTAACCAAATCTGTCATTTTATTTTCTAATACAAAATTGTCGTATCCTGTTCCGATAGTTGCCATAATTTATCATTCTCCTTTTAATTGTTTCAATAGTTATTGTGCTAATTCCATATATAAATCTTTATCCGATTTATACAATTCCTGCTGCTCTGTTAATGATAAAGTTTTAAACTTTTCTTTTGTCATAGCCGGAGTATCTGCTGTCCCGCCTTTTGGTGTATTTCCACCTATTCTTGTCTGTACTTCTTTGCTTACTGCTTTTTTAAATTCAGTATCAAATAACTTAATATTTGCCATCATTGTTTCAGCATCCTGAGCTACAATAAAATCTGCAAAAGCAACAGGTAAGCCTTTTTCAGATAAAATTTTACCAGCTTCATATTTATTCTCTTTGAGTGTCCACTCTTTCTCTTTTTTTTCCAATTCTTTGACACGCTGTTCAAACTCATATTTTGCTTTTTCTTCAGCGTTCATTGATGCAAGTTTCTGAGCTTCCTCGGCACGTTTAGAGAATTTCTTTTCAAACTTATCATACATTTTAGAAATTTCTCTATCAAAATCAGCTTGCGTAAATGTTTTAGTTTCCTGTTGCTGTGTTTCTTTATTATCTGTTTCCTTATCTTCAACACCAGTGTTTAAATTTTCTTCCATTTAAAATCCTCCTGTTAAGTTCAACGCATTGCGAAATTGCAATACCCTGTAATAGTTACATGACGTTTTTATCTTTAAAGCCTTAACCCCAAAACAAGGCATAAAAGCCTGCTATAATTATTCTTCTGCAATAAAAAAGACACCATCATTAGGTGTCTGAAATTATTTATTAAATTAGCGGTACAACTATTAATCTAAATCAATAATTATACCGCAACGACAAAAGGGTGCACTGGAATTACACTTTCATTTATATTAAAGTGTTCATTTCCCAATGCTTGACATTCCTCACAAGCATCTGGTTCTAATAACAAATGATACGTTTTATATCCGTTATCCTGTGCTTTCTGTCGGCACGATTCATTATAAACTCTGCTGGTTTCCGTTATTACAATCCTTTTACTTTGGCTATATCCTTCACCCATAAGTTTATTTAATTCCCTGCTGGCTTTTCTTACATCCTTACCCAAAATGGAAGTTTCAACTATTTTATTCTCAATAACACATTTTAATTTAGCAGTATTATTCCATATGCGTTCACTGAAAACAGCACCCTTATATTGTTGAGCTACTATCTGTTTCGCTGTCTCCGTGTCTAATATCGTCAAATCAGCAGGCTTATTGATATATGTATTCATGTCAGTATAAGCACGTTCAGCCACCTTTAATAAGACAGATGATAAATACTTTTCATTTTCCAAACCTAAAGAATATAACTCTTTTTGGAGTAAATTTTGTAAATTAGAAAACCTCATACCCTTATAAAGATTCGCTGTTGAAATTTCTCCGTCCTCTAACATCTGCATCCAAATATTATTTATTTCCTTATTGATACGCTTATTGGCTTGTTGATACAACTTTTTTAACCTTTGTGTTACTTGCTTATTGCTTAGCTTTTGAACATTCTCCATTCTGTCTTGCCAATAGGTATTATTCTCCATCAGGTTCACCTTCCGGGGCATAAGCATCAAGGCTATTTTCCTTCTCAATCTGTTTTAATTCACCATCAATTGAGTTAACAAATGGAATCTGTGCTAATAATGTACGTTTGCTTACAAATGGTGCTAATTTTGCAACAGTATCACCTATAACTGACAAATCCACCGGGATATTTCTTACAAATGAAATCTTAACATCATTTGTATTCATATTACCGCCTAAAAGATTGTAGTATCTGCATATAAGATTTAATCGTCTTAATAATGCCTGTCTGAAATATACCTCTTTACTGGCACATATTTGTTCTATACCCATTAAGCCGATTTTTGCACTTGTAGCCGTTGTATGGCTTTTAGCTGTTTCAATATCTGCTACAAAACTGAAACGCTTAATATCATCTGCCAAACGGTTTTTATAATTCTCGTTTTCAACATCGTTGCTGTCTTTATTCAACCAACTAACAGATGATTGCATACCTTCCTGTGAGTCCTCAATAGAAATAATTCTATTCTGCTTCATGGTAATAATATCTTCTGTATCAAGATTAGCGTTCTTAAATACTAAATAACTATCGTTAAGTTCTTCTCTGAAATTAGCTGTATCAGATAAAGCCAAGTCATAGCCGTCTATAAGTTTTAATACCGGCTCTGCATCTCCTGTTATATCTTCATTGTTATAAAAAATATTTATTGGCACCCGCTTAAAATAATTATCCTCTGTACCTGTTAGTACAGTACCATTTATAGATTTCTTGTAATATCTAATTTCATCAGCAGAATATACCTCTATAAAAGTTGTTGTTTCATTTGAAAGTATATCCTTTGTATCCCAGAATCTAATACAATAAAGCAATTCCTTTGTAATGTCTGTACTGTAAATAGGAATAACCGTTGTAGGTTCCAACTTTTCAAACTGCAATTCTTTATTTTCATTTATAAATAACAATTCTGCACCCAAGCCATATATAGAACAATCCTTTTCTATAGACTGATTATGTGCTATTTCCTTTATTGTAAATCCAGCAATAATATTTTTTAATTCTTCCTGCTGCGTATCATAAGTAATTGGTTTACCCATAAAATAGCCTGAAATTAGAGTTGATATATATTTCGCCCAAGGTGTAGCAATTTGGTTATTAGGCTTTGTAATATCAGTAAATGTTCTGTTCATAATGGCATCATTTTTACAATCATAGTATCTTTTATTTTTAAGTAATCTGGGTAAATATCTGTACTTGTAATCTTCAATATACTTTTCTATTTTATCTAAAGTAAGATTTTCTGTTTTGTCTATGTAATACACTTGTTGCCTCCTTTCTATAATTTTACAGTTAATATTTTTGCTTTTGCTTTAATAGATTGAATACTATATCTAATAGCATCTATGGCATGGTTAAAATCATCTATAGGTTTATCAATATATTCCCCGCTCTGTTTATCTTTTTCCCATGTATAGTTATCAAACTCGACAATTGTATGTTCACATTTCTTATTTACAATAATTTTATATTCCTGCATCTTGCGTATACCATGCAAAATACTATCTTTACCTTTTCGGCATTTTCTTATTTTTTCTATTCCCATACGTTTTAAATCAACTATATCTTTAGGATTGGCACAATCTGCAACAATTATATTTTTATGCCAACCTTTTTCTTTAATTAATCTTGCTATATCACTGTTTGTTAAACCCTTGCGGTATATTTCATCACAGATATATAACGTTTTTGTCTTTTCATCTGCTAAGGATAATATTACTGTCGTAGGATCGTTATATCCCCAGTCAAGGCCGATACAGGTAGTTAATTCTGTATTATTTTTAATTAATTCATCCGGATTAAATTCTTCAACACTCCAATTACTGAATATAAGTTTATCAGTTGTCTGGAATAAACCTTCAGCAAGAATATTATATAAACGTGGATTTCTTTCCTTTATGGGAAGTAATACCTCATCATGATATGTATCTGGCAAAAACTTATTATCTTTATATGTTGTTTTTAATATCATTGTATTTACTGGCACTATCCCCGTATCAAAACCAAAATAGGTATAAATCCAGTTATGTTTACTCATTGGATTAAAAGATATTATCACCTGTAAATTTTTATATTTCTTTGAACGCACCGAACCATTCAAAGCAATAAAATCATCCTGTGAAAATAAGTTAGCTTCATCAAGATACAAATCTGATATTCCAGAAATACCTTTTGCTTTTTCCTCATTGTCCAACCCTTTAAATATAAACTCACTGCCATTAGGTAATGTTACTGTCATGTCAGAACGATTAATTGTTAGCTTTGAAGTTTTCGTTTCTAACTTCTTAATCTGCCATTCATCCAACAAATCCATTAATTCTCTCCATATGCCTTGTTTAATTGCATTAGTTGTTTTCATCATACAAAGGATACGTCTTTTGTCTGTTAAAGATTTATAAAGTAACTTCTGAAAAACGAATTTCGTCTTTCCCGAACCACGTTATCGACCGCCATAGTAAACTTCATATCTGTTTTTATAATCTGTTAAATGTGGTAAATATGCAGAATTGAAAATTTCTTTATCTATGGTTAAGTTCATGCGACCACCTCCTTTTTCAACTCAAATGTATATCCACTCCTACTGGTATACCGCCCATTCAATCTGTTATAAATTGTTTTAGGAGATATACCTATCTCTTTTGCACAACTTTCTTTTCCTTTGTATTCACCAATAAATTCACCATTTTTATAAGCTAAAATATTTTGTGTTACTTTATTAATAGCTTTTTTTACATTTTTCCTAGAAATATCATCAAATTCTTCTTTGTGAATATTGTAAGAATATAGTTTGTTTTCTTCTTCTGTCACCCACTCCAAATTATCCACATAATTATTTAATTTATTTTCATCTATGTGATTAACTACTGGTTTATCCTCTAAATTAGGTATAAAAGCTTGTGCCACCAGTCTATGAACTCTAAAATATTTTGTTTTTCCATCTTTACATAAAGTTACTTTGAAATATCCATCTTTACTAATTGTTTGCTTCAATATTTTTTCTGGTTTTATATAGCCTTTTCCTTTTCCAACTTTTTTAGATAGGCTTTTTACTTCACCTAAATTGGATATTTGATATAATCCTTCATAATTTTTAACATCTTTCCAAATTTTCTGTCTAATCAAAATCTACCTCTTTCTGTTTTTTACATAACAAAAAGAAGTAGGTAGTGAGAACTTACCTCACTATGCGTTACCTACTCCAATTTTATTTATTTTATTTTCTTTCTGGTAATAAAATAGCCTATGTAATATATCTGTAGGCAAACAGGGGATACCCCATTCCTCTTAGGGTGTTCCCCCATATAGAAAGAGTGCCATTTCTGACACTCAATTCTCATACATCTTTATATATTTGCTTACTGTCTGTCTTGTACAATCACATAATCTTGCCAATTCTGATTGATTAATTATTCCTTGCTTATACTTAGGATAATGTTTAATAAACTTATCTGGTAAATTATCTAAAGATATTGAAGGTCTTCCTATTGCCTTACCTTTTGCTTTAGCATTTGCCATTCCACTTTTAACTCTTTGGCTTATTACATTACGTTCTATTTCAGCAAATACACCCATCATCTTTAACATACCTTCTGTCATTGCATCCAGTTCTTTTGTACAATCAACAACAAAGCTACCAAAGATTAGTTTAATATGTTTCTGCTTAGCGAAATCAATAATATCACATAATTGTTTAGTACTTCTTGTTATTCTTGAAACTTCAGTTGCAGCAATAGTATCACCTGAACATACAGTATTTAACAATATATTAAGCTGCTCTCTATCTGATTTAGTACCACTCTCATATTCCCAATATATTTTATTTATACCAAAGGCTTTTAGTTCTCTTTCCTGTCTGGTTATATCTTGTTTAGTTTCATCAGTGCTACATCTACAATATCCGTATATCATAAAATTTACACCCCTTTCTTTTACATATTATAACACATCTTACTTGTTATGTAAAGAAAAGGGTTGTTTTATTTTATTTAACATTTCAGAACGATTTTATCAAATTTATAGAGCATAATCCAGCTTAAAATCTATGTTAATTAAAACAAATGTTTTTTTTAACATGATTATTCTTCCGATTCTTCCTCATCATCGCCATTAAATAGCGTAACTGTAATGTTTTCTGTGGTTTTTTCGTCAATGTTTATGTTAGTATCTAAGTAGTTATTCAGCTTCAAAATATCCTCACACGCTTTAATTTTATCTCTGCCAGCACCATTTTTAGCAATATCTACAATACCCTTTACAGCATGAGCCAACGCACCTTTATATAACTTTTCACATGCTCTTTTATACTCCTGTTCCCATAACACGTTATCATACCAACTGTATAAAGTTTTCCTCTGAATACCAAACTTTTCACATGCCTTAGTTTTATTTCCTCCATTTGCTAATAATTCAGCAATCACCTGTAATTGAATAGGTGTTAAATCTTCTCTTTTTTTCAATTTTCCAGTCCGAGGATCTTTCTCATTATATGGTTTCATATTTGCCATTCCCATTACCCCCTTTCATTCTTATTTCAATAATCTCTTTAATTTCTATAGCCAATACTACAATTATCAGCCACATAAAAAACTTTGGTAAACTTGTAGCTAAACAAATGAAGCTTATTATACCTAATAATCTTTCAATAAAATATGTAATCCCCATATTAAGCTACCTCCTTAGTATCATAAATTTTTAAATACGTCTTTAATGTCAATTCGTTTATATGTATTAGTATCTATACAAACAATTCCCTTTCCACATTTTTCAATAAAATGCTTCATCTTTACACACCAACCATATGTTTTCTTATATCCATCATTGTGGTTTCTAACAGGAGGAAAATATTTTTTAATATATTTTTTAATTAAATCATTACGAAAAATATAAATCCTTTTATGTTTAGGCACGAATATAAAAAAGAAATCACACTCACTATAATAAAGCCATCCTTGTATAATAGTTCCAGCTTTTATTTTCTCCGTATCCTTCAAATAATTTACCTGTTTCTCAAAAAAGAAATTACCATATGTTCCTGCTGCAACATCAGTTTTGACTTCAACTGTATATTTCTTACAATCCCATTTATTAATTTGTTTTTTGACAATGAAGTCAATATCTTTCTTTTGGTATTCATCTACATAACGTACATCTGTAATTTTTACTACCCTTTTATCAGTTGAAAGATATTCTAATACTTTGTTTTCTCCTACTTCTCCAATAGTATTTTGTTTTGCATCTTTGTAATTTGTACTCATTTAACATATCACAGCATCCTTTCTTTGGTTAAAATTTGAATAATTACAATAAAAAAAAGCTGTGCACTAGACGCACAACTAAATAAACTTATATTAAATATATTTTGCAAATTTAGACTCAACTTGCTACGCAACATATAAATGTATGATTTATTCGCTAAAGCTCATATCATACATTTTATTTTTCCATTCACTGCGTTCATGAAAAAATCAATTTTTCTTTTAAAATTTAATGATTATTAATTGGGAAGTAAAAATAATTAATTTTATTAAAATTGATATTCCGTTTACCACTTTTATATTAGTGAGATATAAGAAGGGCAAATTGCGAAAAAGCCTTATAAATACTGGGTTTCCTTGAAAACTTAGGGGGTAAAAATTACCCCATTTTGTAATTAATCTTACTCCATTTACTCTCATTAAATACTTCCACTATTTCTTTTCTTATATCAGTTCCACGAAAAAATAAAAATGGATTAACTGCAATGCAATTCAATTCTCTATTGGCTTCTTCATCAAACCATTTAATTTTTTTAATAACTTCTTTCTTTTCCAATGATGAAATTAATTTCTTCATGTTGTCATAATTTTTCTTTGTTAAATCAGAAATATCTTTGATTTTCATTGGCCTTTTATCTATCCTAAGTATATTATCTTTGTAGCTTATGTAATTAATAAGAGTACTGATTACAATAACTTCTGTTCCTGTTAAATCCTCATATAATTCATTGCAATCACATAGATATACCTTTACAAAAGGCACTTTCCTATTAAAGTTGGTAATATAATTCTCTGCATATTCAGATTGTTCTTTGGTAACAAGCTTATCGCCTTCATAAATTTCCTTTGTGATCTCACCTGTTGATATATTAACAATAGCAAAATCCGTTAATCTTTTTTCTGTATTAACCATATTATTAAACTTATCCTTTCTTATTTCTCCTGTACTCTTTACATTTTTCACACCACATGTCATATACTTCTGCTGTAGCTTCTGTATCAAACACCCAAAATTTTCTATGTGTTCTATAATGGATGTCAACGTCTAAAGGTAAAACCCCATGCTCTATGTAGTATTTTGCTTGCTGCGGATTGTAAATATATTTCTTAATCATTTCTTATATCCTCCTTAATTTTTGCATAACATTTGCTCATTTTTGAGCGAAAGTAAAGATTATTTACTTTGAAAATTTAAAACAACATTCCTTTAATTCTGGTGTATCCTTAAATAGAAATACTTTATATGGAGATTTAATTTCTCCTTTTTGTGGATAGGCATCTTCAACTTTTAGTACATTAAATCCATTTCTAACTAAGAACATCATTAATTTTAAACTATGTATTACTTTAAATTTTTCTTTCATGGCATCTTCTCCTTTGTTTGCATTAGTTTGTTGAATAAATTATTATTTAATAAGGCTTATAGCAAAATTGCTATTCAGGAACATAAGCTAAATCCCATTCAGTTTAGTCGCTCTGACAAGCGGATAGGGGAACCAACCCTATCAAAATAGAAAAGAGTGTAATAAATTCTACGAAACAGCCCTTGTTTGATTCGAACCAGCGAATGCAGAAGTCAAAGTCCTGTGCCTTACCGCTTGGCGAAAGGGCTATATTATTATTAAATAATTGTGCATATCATACAAATGTCTGTTTTGCGATTTTCAAACCAATGACCATTGTAAATACAATATGTACAAAATTTAAGATACATATTTATACACTATTACCATATAAGAAAATCTCAATTTGGAATAGCATGTCTTGAAAGCCTTATAAATCAAGGGTTACAAACAATAATTTTTAATTTCTAATTTCCTAAATTTATATTCGATTACGATAATATATCTTGTTTTGATCGTTTTTTATAATTTTGGCACAATCTTTACAATATTTATTTCGATTTGAATTTTTCTTTACAAGAATTCCGCAATCAGCACATCTAATATATTTTTCTCCTTTGTATAATCGCCATTCATAACCAAGTTTTCTGAAATCTGAAATAAATAATTTATTTTCACTCTCATCGTCTATGTATAAAACCTTAATATTGAGATTATCTACTTTTTTAGCATATTCAATTAGCCCCAATTCTCGTAACTGATTAAACTTTAAATCTTTATCAAAAGCAGTAGTATTAATACAAGCAAGTTTATATATTTCTCCATTACTATAATTAACCCAATTATTGTTTTTAGAATTTCTATAATTTCTAAATTTAGATAAACACAAAAGGGTAAAAGCCAATCGCTCTAAAACTTTATTATGTATTTCTTCAATTGTCTTTAATTCATTTTCAGTAATCCAAACTCCTTTGCATTCACACAAAGGGTATTTAGCAGCTTTAACCGCATATTTTTCAATACTACTAGACCAGTCAACAGGATTGTATCTTGGATAATTATTTTTCATAAAATCATCAAGAACTTTAATAATTTTAGTTTTTCTTAATCCATATTCATGATATAAAAATCTTGCATACATGCTTAAAAAAGTATATGTGTTAGATATATCAAAAGTTTTATTTTGTAATATATTAGTTACATATTCTTTTTCATTTAAAATAATAATAAATCTTCATCCTCCTTAATTTGCTTTTTACACATAATAAATTGTTCTCCACCAAATTCAAATTCACCATCAGATTGAACCAAAATAGGATAATTTATCATATAATTATTTTTTTCTAACATATTTTTTATTATTGTTTCTCCACAAATATCCCATGCAAATTGTTTTGATTTATTTGACATATAACAAATATCCAAAACTATATCACAAAGTTCTTTGTCATTTGGGCATACTTCTTCACACTTTGATTTAAATTTTATAAGCATCATATTTCTATTGACGGAAATTTCATCTTTATCTAATCTTTGTTTGTTTGCTAATTGTTGATAATACATTACATCATCGTCATATTCTAATTTTATTTTTTTAATTTTTAAAAAATCATTTTTACTGTATTCAACTCCTGATTTAAAAATTGAATAATCAAATTTAATGTTAACTAAATTATTTGAAAGGGAATTATTAAATTTATTTTCAAACAACCATGATATGCGATTAATAATGCACGGGTTGTCTCCGACAGGTTTTAATTGTTCATAATAAGATAAAAATTCTTTTTCTCTAATCGTCTTATTTTGCTTATTTTGCAATTCTTTTATCGTCATTTTAAATTCTCTAATACATTTACTATTGGTATCTCTAACATATTTATTCCATCTGTTCATCAAATCTGGATAAACATATTTCATAAAATAAGGTTTATTTTCAGCAACAATTCTTAAACACAATTCTTTAAATTGCTTTTCTTCAGGTGTCTTTTCTTCAAGTTCTTTACAAGCTGATTTGCTATACCAATATTTAGGCATTGTGCCAGTTTCGGCGTATCGATAGATTGATTATAAAACACTTACTTACTATACACTAAAGAAATTCTGACATAAAGCGTACAACCCTTGATTTTACTGTGTTTGTAGCACTTACAGCTTATTAACATTCCGCAACCTCTTCATACACTCTTTGCTACGTTCATTCATAATTATTTCATTACATTCTTTACAATAATAATTATTATTAGCAGTCCTTCTTTTTAACACCCCACATCTTTTACATCTGAAAAACTTTTCACCACAATATAATAAATATTCATATCCTAAATTTCTAAAATCTGAAATAAATAATTTATTCCAATTTTGGAAGAAAGTACTGAATAATTACCCCTCCATATTACGGACGAATTTCACTTCTCAGAAACCCTTATGTTTACTGGCTTTATAGCACTTTTGCATAAATTAATCGTGCAATTTTCCCATCCCATAATTGAATTTTACTTTAGTTCCCATCTTGTATATGTTGTTTTACACAAATTAATTCGGCATTTTTTGTAAATTATTAACATTTTTATTGAATTAAATTTGTGATATTATAAAAATACTGTTAAAAATTATAGTTATAGAAATAACCGTCAAAGTTTAGCGGACTCGGCGGTTATTTTCTTTTATAGTTATCAGAAAAATTTATTCTCAATTTCCTTAAACATAATTTGTTTAAGTTCCTCTACAAGTGACATTTTATCAATTCCAAATTCGGCTAAATCTATTGGAATATCTGGAGATTGTGTTTCCATATATTCATCTTCTTTATCTTCAATTTCAATATATATACTTGTTTTAACTGTTTTGTCAAATGATATGTCAACTTTTAAAACTAACCATTCAATATTCACACCGGTTTTACTCCAATTATGATAATTATAGTTTGGATATTCACGAACGGATTTTATGTATTCATTCTTCCCTTCTTCAATGGCTTGATTAACTTTAGGCTGAAATTTCTTAGGGTAATCCATTATATTAATAAAAAATGTAATGCTATTATCCTCCCTCCATTCTGATTCAAGTAAAAGAGAATAGTTTACTTCTCCAAATTCAAAATCCCCGCTGTTTTTGATTGTTGTGTTTTCCATTTTAAATCCTCCTTAGTTTTTAAATGTCAACTTTATTGACCCTTGACAATAAATCAAGTCCGAATTATTCGGTTTTGAACCACTCGTAAATTTTATACGAATGTTTATCTTGACATCTCTGTTTTTAAAACTTATCATTTTGGTGGATTGTTTGGATTTCAATAGAGGATTCCCAACAAATGGAAATACCTCTATTTTTTTTATCACTTCGGAGCCATTGCCCTTCATCCAATAACTGTACGAGTCTGACATTATGTCAGTAAAGCCTAAAATCAAGTAGCTATATCCCCTTGTTAGCTTTATATCCTCTTATAGCGTTCCGCCCTCTTATTCTTTTTTTATTGTGAGTTTTTATAAGCTAAAATCTCACTGACGCATATAATCCATAGTACAGTTTAGGTAATTACTGCGAATGATTTTGTGCATCGGCTCATTACACCTTATGTTATTTAGTATAGAACTTCCGAATTATTCGGAGACACTAAACAAGGAAACTATTATGCTTTAAAACCTTGGGTATATGTTTAATATTAAAAAATCACTTTTATTTCTAAGTGACGTCACTATAATTATTATAATACTCATATTTCATAGTGATGTCAATATGCAATATTGATTTTTATTTATTTTTGATTTATAATGAGGTCAGAATGAAAGCAGGGAGTGTTTAGAATGGCAACTGAAAAAAGAGCATTCACTATGAGAATGCAAAATGAAAATTTTGAAAAAATTAAATTTTTAGCAGAACAAAATAAACGCTCTATTGCTATGCAAATTGAATTTTTAATTGAAAAAGCAGTTTCCGAATATGAAGCTAAACATGGGGAAATTAAAATTAACGAAGATGAGTTATATAAATAAAAGGTGCTAATATTGAATTAGTACCTTTTTTATTTTTTCTATTGAAATATTCAAATATGAAGCGTAACATATAATTAGTTGTAAATAATGTAAGCTAATAGGAGTGATATTATGGCAAGAAAAACAAATACAGGTATTCCAGGTTTATCGTTCAGCTTAAATCGTGCTTTAGGAATAACATCTGCTAAAAGAAAAATTGCTAAAGCTACTGGTATACCAACAACTAAAGCTGGTAGACAAAGAAAATTAGGTGCAATGATTTTGAAGATGCTTAGATTATAATTAAATATATATCCTGCTTTGGTAATCCAAATCCTATTAAGCTGGGTAGATGTTTTGATTTTTTAAGAGATTATTATGGGATTAGAGAAGGTTCGGCAGGAAAACGAAGTTTAGAACCGAATAATTCAGCTCTAAAAAATGAAGACTTAGCCAATACATACAATGTATCTGTTGATACTATGGAGAATTATATTAAACTCTCAAAAGCAATTCCAGAAGTAGCTACTTTAGTTGACGATTAGTGGCTGCGGAGAAATTGAGGGATAATTAACCCCACTAAAATAATCACTCACCATAAAATTATGGTTACTCCCATTTGGGAGTGAGTGAAAATAGGGTGACGCACATTTGTACTACCCTTTATTGTTAATGTAATCTTATTTATATCTGAAAATCTACCTTTTTCATTTGAGGGGTGCGCCGAATCTGGCACAGGGCTTTTATTAATATAAAGAAAAAAATATATAGTATATTTAGTAATATAATTTATCGACCACAGAGACAATTTTATTATTTTATTATTAATATAAAGGAAAAAATAGGTATACCCTGTTTTAGGGCGTACCTATCAATTTATTGCGCAGGCTAACAATTAGTTAGAGTGCCATAATTGTACTTATAAATTCATTAATGGAGATGTTTTAACTCCAGCGGTTACTATTTCTTTATCCCTTATGCTATTAAGATATATTTGTGTAATAGATATATTTTCATGTCCAAGTATTCGTGATAAGGAATAAATATCTAATCCATTCATAAGCTGCATTTGTGCATAAGTATGTCTGCAAGTATGGGGAGAACATCTAATATTGGGGGATACATTAGCACCCTTTCCAGCTATTTTCACTATTCTTTCAACCATTTCATGTGTCAGCATTTTGCAATTCTTACTTAAAAATAATTCTTTATTTAGCAGTGATTTATTACTGAAATAACTTTCCCTTATTCTTAAATATTTGAAATAGTTTTTTGTTAAGTATGGAGTTTTTGGAACAACCCTCTCTTTATAGTTTTTCCCATATTTGATAATGATACAATCCTCCGTAACATCTTCTGGTTTTAGATGTACTAATTCATTTAAACGAATACCTGTGTCAAATAAAAAAATTAATATCATTTTATTTCTGACGTCTAAATATTTTTTCCCATCATAAAAATTAATCATATCCTTAACATTTTTCGCAGTAAATGTATTTATGATAACTTTAGGTTTTTTCTGATTCTTAACTTTTGCAGTTATGCAAGTATCTGTATACCCTTCCTCGAAACAGTATTCAAACAAACATTTAAAAGCCTTAAGTAAATTATTAATATAATTTGCCTTACATCCTTCCTTTTGTTTAATAGATAAAAACTGTTTAATTTGTGCAGGAGTAACTTCCTCCAAATTTTTAATTCCTTTTTTTGTCAAATGTTCTTGTAAATACCTAATCTGTTTTGAATAATTTTCAATAGTTTTAGGTGATAGTTTCCTGTACTCGCAATCGAATAAATATTCATCCACTGCTTGTTGTAAAAGCAC